CACTGTGACGCTGCGCCGGGCCTATAGCTCAACGGTTAGAGCAGGGGACTCATAATCCCTTGGTTTCAGGTTCGAATCCTGATGGGCCCACCATCGAATCAAGCACTTAGAATCATCTGCAGTGCTTTCTTCGTCAAGCCGTTCCCGCACGGTGACCGCTAGGTGACCGTTGACCCTGCGGACACATGATTCCGGTAGTGCAGGCAGTCGCGTGTCATGGGTCAGTGAGACGATGAGGGCACTTGCGCAATCTGAAGCAAATTGGAACAATCCCGCGTCTTGCTTGCGGAAAGTGTCCCGCGGCACTTGCAGGCTTTCTTAAGTTGCGAGAGAGTGGTACCGAAAGACCCCACCCACCCCACTTAGGAGTGTGCCATGCGTGAAGTTGTCGGCGGTTTCTGATCCTCTTGGATCTAGTTGTTCCATCAACTACACATTGGTAATGAATTACCACCCAACACAGGAGTGTGCCATGCGTGAAGTTGTTGGCGGTTTCTAACTAGCTTTCCACGCGACAACTTCCGCCCGCTGATAGCGGGCGGAATTATTTAAGGGATTTACAGGGGGTAACAGGGGATGTTGACGTTTTTGGCGGGAGTGCTGAACTCTCCAGGATTCAATAGTGTTGTCTTGCTTTTCGGCGTGCTTGTGGCATTGCGCCAACTCAAGATTGCCGAGGCGGGGATCAAGTCCCAACTGTCGGCCGTCCAGCAGCAAATTGATGCTTCGAAGACAGGACAAGACGATGCCCTTCGCGAATCACGGTTGATCGCCAAGCGCAAAGAGACAGCGCGTTTACTGCTTGAGAGCCGCGGAGATGAGAAGCTCCAACGAGGATGCCGAACTGTAGAGCGCTACTACAGCAGTTCGGGCGTCAACATCAGAGATCTCGTCAGTATCGACTACAAACCGCCGAAAATCGCGGATGAGAGTGATGAAGATCACGAAAAGCGTTGCGCTGCAACCTCAGCAGATAGAACTGACATCTTCTACTTGCTCAACCACTTTGAGAACGTGGCGATCTGTGTTGAGCGCGATATCTATTGCCGGGACATGATCGTAGACGCTTGGCGAAAGATCATGATTGACAGCTTCCGGCACTCCCGCGCGCTAATTGACGCACTTAGAACAAGTTCGTCCAATCCGAAGATTTGGGTGAAATTCCAAGAATTGACCCAAGAGCTTGAGCGTGAATCTCGGACGTAAGAATTGAGGACTAGTAGCTGTCAGAGTAATTGCCGAGTTCTTGTTTTCTTTACGGCAATCCACTTCTGTACTTCACTTTGACACCATCTAGTCCTTGCCCCGATTTTCAAAGCGCTAGGGAAGTTGCCTTTGCTCATCTCGCGATAGATGTAGCTCTTCTTCATCCCGGTCTGGGCTTCGACCTGCTCGAGCTTCAGCAGGACTTCGGGCATGTTCTCAGCTGCGCCCATCTCGGGCCTCCGTTACTTCAGTGGTGGGCGCCAACAGCAGCGCAGTGTGCGAATCCGACCGTGCCGTGGTCACAAGGTTTGCGATCTGTGTCAGGTCCATTGTGGGGTCATCGAAAAGGGCGAGGCCGATCTGGGCCGTAAGCCGCTGGGTCGCTGTCGCCGCCAGTGGCGCCGGCATGTCGATGGTGGCGAGGGCGTATGCGCGCCAGGCGTCGCACGCGGCCTGCAGCTGCGGCTCGCCGGCAAACGTGAAGGTCAATGCGCGGCCGCCGCCGCTGGCGGGGCGCGTGCTGGTCAGGGCGGTTTCGAGCGCTGCTGCAACTGCTATGGCTGCGCGCTGCTGGTGGATCAGTGGTGACCGCTCGCCCGAGGCGGCCTTGATGTGCTCAACGGTCAATGTGATTTCTCCTTCGTATGCTCATCGATTGATTTACGCAGCTGCGCAATTCGGAAACCCCACTCGTCCCTTTCCCGCTTGCCTTCACGCTTCAACGCTCGCTCCAGTCGGTCGAGCAGTGGGAGAACCCAGGAGGGATTGAACGGCTGAGGTTTCAGCGCGATAGGCGCCGGCGGCTTGGGCGGGTTGCAGTACGGATCGGCCCAATCGAAAGGGTCGTTACAAACGGTGCAGTGCGTTCGGTCCGCCGACCAGATGTGATCACGATCCTCCCCAGCCCTGCGGAGCTCGTGGAGCAAAGGCTGGGTGTAGAGCGCCCGCACTCGTTCGCCAGCTGCAAGGGCCCGGTACCACTGTTTTTCATCGATCTGATACCAGAACGATCCGCCCCACTGCTCGAGCCTCACGGCCCGCTGCTGGCCAAACAGACACATCAGCGTGGTGGCCCATCGATTCACCTGATCGGCCGGCACCGCATGACCGGCGCGGCCTGCTGCTCGCATCTCGCGCACGGCGTCACTCGCAGTCTGCGGCGGTGCTGTGCTGATGGTCGAGGCATCGCCGCTCATGCTCCGCCCTCGAGCAGCATCTTGGGATCGATGTGCCACCCTGCTTCGCGAGCAGCACGCAGCCGTAGCTCGTTCGCATCGAACTCGTCCAGATGCAGCGTTGTGATCGCGCCCTCAACCTGATGCGGCTGCAGGGGGCGGGACGTCCGGCCGAATGCGCGCCAAACGCTGAACACCTGGCAGCCCCAGGCGGGCGCAAGGCAGGCAAGCTGCTTGCCGTGCTCCCGGCAGTGGCGGCGGATCATGTCGCGCGCCGTCACGTGTGCGGGCGCTGGGCCGCGAAGAGCAGCGCGGATAGATGCGGCGTTGCGTCCTGGGCTCATGCGACGTCTCCAAATGAAAGCCCAGGCTGTGCGACCCGGATGCGCGCCTCGGCGATTGCGGCATAGGCGGGGTCCAGCTCGATGCCGATGAACTGGAAGCCCTCGAGAACGGCAGCTTTGCCGGTGCTGCCGCTACCCATGAACGGGTCCAGCACCGTGCCGCCGGCAGGAGTGACAAGCCGGCACAGGTAGCGCATGAGGTCAGTCGGCTTCACGGTGGGGTGGTGGTTGCCGTTCCGCGCCGGCCAGTTGGCAGTCTCGCGGTCGCGCATCGTTGCGCCAGCCGATACTGCTGGCACCGGGCCAGAATCGAGGCCGTCGTTGCGGTCTTCACGCGTTGCCTTGGCGCAGTAGAAGAACCGGGCAGCGCTGCCGCTATCCAAACGGCGTGCACCAGGACGCATCTTGAAGCCCACCGCTCCATCGTTGACGCTGTTCGAACTCGCTTCGCCGCCTCGCGGGAGGGGCCCGCCGTCGTACACGACCGAGAATCGGGCGCTTTCCCCATCATCGCTCAGGTTCGCTTTCTGTCCCGGCGCTGCAGGGAATGCCGCGAGTACTTCCTCGCTGCCATCGTGGATCAGGTTGGCAGGCCAGCGACCCAGCGCTTCCGCCTTCGCTACGTTGGTGTTGCAACGGTCTGCATGTGCGGCTTTTGCCTGCTCGTCCTCCATCCATGGCCGGTGCCAACCATCGGAAGCAATCTTCGGCGCGGCCGATTGGTCGCCGCCGCCGAGCTTGTCCATCGTCTCGATCCGGCAAGAGTCGATGTTGAGCCCACCGGTGCCATGCTGATGCCAGTTGGCTGCCACCGTACCTGTAAGAGGCTTGCGGGCGACCGTGATCGGTTCGAGCGCTGGCTTCAGAGCGGTACCGCCCCAAGCACCATTGTGCGACTTCGGGAAACCGCTGCCGTAGACCCACGCGATCATGTCGCGGATCTCGAAGCCAGCATCCTCGATTCGCACTGCCATGCGGTGTTGCGTGCGGGTTCCGGCGAAAGCCAGCAGGTGGCCGCCAGGCTTCAACACGCGCAGGCACTCGGCCCAAATCTCGGTGCTGGGTACGTCGTAATCCCAGCGCTTGCCCATGAACGACAGGCCGTAGGGCGGATCGGTCACGATGGCGTCGACCGAGCCGGCGGCCATTCCGCGCATCACTTCCAGGCAGTCTCCGATGTGGATCATGCGAACAGGTCCAGTTGGGCCGGCAGTGCCGGTGCGCGTGGCGATGCCGGCAGTGGTGCGGGAGCGGTCGCGCGCATGCGCGCGCGCTGTGCAGCGTTGAAGGCGAACCAGAAGCCGAGGCCGTGTCGGCGCGCCCGGCATTCGGTCAGCAGCACGCGGGCAACGTGCTTGGCCAGGGCAGCGCCGGTCATGCCGCCACCGCCATGTCGGCCGGCACCGGGTCAAGGTTGGCCTCTGCGATCGCGAACATCGGTGGCGGGCTGACGCTGTTGCCGCACATGCGGACCTGCGCTGTGGTCTTCAGTTCGGTGCCGTCGGCGGTGCGGTCGATGATGTAGGTCCGTGGGAAGCCCTGCGCACGGAAAAGCTCATGCGGCTTGAGCATGCGCAGGCCGATATCCACGATCACGTAGGGCGTACCCTTGATGACCACGGTGACCAGCGCCAAGCGGTCCTTGGTGGTGACCGTGTCCACGGGGTCATGCAGCCCCACGGCGATGCCGCTGCCGTAGTACTTCACCAGGAACGCGGCAACTCGCAGTGCACCTGCCTCCTGCTCGGGGGACAGTTGCGCCAGCTCCGCCTCTGCCACCGCGTGCCCGCCGTTGCCACTGGCAGTGACCGTGCCGACCGGTGAGCGAGCATCCTTGCTGCCCGTTCCCCAGCGTTGGACGCCGCCAGTTCGACCTTCGCCGTGTGCGGCCTGGACCATGAAGGCACTCGATACCGCGTGGTGTTCGGCCTGAGCGGCTACGGTGGTGAGCGGCGTTCGCGCATCGGCGCCGACCATGTTCCGCCGCAGCGTCACAAGCGAGGTGGCGGCTACACCGAGAGCATGCGCTGCGCCGGCCGGCCTGGCTGCACCAGCACCAGAAGTGATCGTCGGCACGGGCTCGGTGGCCGCGGTGCCGAGGCTGTCGCCACGGAACTTCACCAGGTGCGGCGCGGCCACAGCGTGCTTCACACCGCCCGCGACAATCGTGCCCAGCGGCTGCTGCAGGTCGAGTGCACGCGGGGCCTGGCCTTCGCGCTCGCCATAGCCGGTCTGGACAAGTGTCGGGGATACCACCGAGAAGTGCCCACCCTTCACCCCCGCGCAGACAGTAGGAAGTGGCTCGTCCGCCGGCATCGTCCGCTGGCGGCTTGCGTTCGCATGCTCGGTGAGGAATGGCGCCAGCTCCGGTGCGGCCAGCATCAGCTCGCCGCGATTGGCGGCGGTGATGGTGCGCATGGGGTCGCGCACGCTGTGCACGCGATCGCCGCCCTGGTGTGTTGCAGGGACGATGAAGGGATCGGCCGAGTTGATGACGTGCCGCATGACGCCCTTGGCGATGCGGCGCATGGTGGCGTCGGCCAGCGGTCGGTCCCGAGTAAAGATGGATGGGCAGGGAATCGAGAAGTCCAGGCAGTCAGCAGCAGTCACGCGCGGCTTCTGCCCCGGGGCTGTGCCATGGGTAGGCTCGGGCCACACGATGGCCTGGCCGTCGCGGCGGCCGAGCAGGAACAGGCGTTCGCGGCTGGTGCCGGCGCCGTAATCGCTAGCCACAAGCTTGCGCCACTCCACCGCGTAGCCCAGCGCCCGCAGTGCCGCGACGAACTGCCGCCAAGTGCGACCGCTGTAACGCTTGTGGGGGACAAGAGCCTGGCGCTCGACGGGCACCCGCTCGCCCTTGTCGGCGACTCGGTTGACCATGACCGGCTTGCCACGCCGGAACAGCGGCTTTCCCGACTCCGGGTGCACGGCCTGGACCAAGTCCAGGGTGATCACTCGGCCGGTCTTGCAGCAGCGCTTTGCCACCAGCGGACCCCAGGTCAGGATCTGCCACACGTTCTCCATGGAGATGATGCGCGGCGCGGTGTTGGTCCCGTGCAGCCGATCAGCACGCAGCAGCTGGCCAACCCACTTCAACACCACCCACGACAATGCGCGGGTCTTCCGGCTGCGCGGCTGGCCGCCCTTGGCCTGGCTGAAGTGCGTGCAGTCCGGCGACGCATGGAACCAGCCGATAGGGCGGCCGGCCACGTCCACGCGCGGGTCGGCGTGCCAGATATCCTCGCGGTGATGCTGGGTCAGCGGGTGGTTGGCGGCGTGCATGCCGATGGCCAGCTCGTCGTGG